TATTATTTCTAATTATCTACCTATGTTTATAGATGGCATGGGTGGAATACAAGCCACAGGAATACAAATGGCGTTAGATGTAGAAGGATTAGCTGGTAATAGAGAACTTACAAAAAAAATAATAAGTTATTGTGTAGCAGCACTTAAAGTTAATAACCAAAAGGATAAACAATAGATGGCAAATACTATACAAATAGACCTAAAATTAGTAGATAAAGGTAGCAGTGGTAGTATAAAAAAGTTTGAAACCAATATGGATAAAGCTTTTAATACTATAAAAAGTTCAGCTAAGTCTACAGCAAATGCTATTAAAAATATTACAACTACTGCTACAAAACTTCAGTCCTCTATGAATATGAGTAAACCTATAGCTGCTATAAACCAGTATAACACTGCATTAAAACAAGCAGAAAATACTATGAGAAAACTTTCAACAGAAAGTGGCAGAGTAAAAGAAGTGACTGCTGGTGTTAAAACAACTACTGGTGCTGGAACAAGTATGGCTGGTAGTGCTTTAACCACTGGTCTTGCTGCTGGTATTGGTAGTAGTGCTTTTGGTAAAGCCTCTAATGCTATACAACAAGATGTAAAATTACTTTCAATGTTAGGTGATGCTTATGATGCAACAGACAAGGATATTGCTAAATATGGTATAACAGATGATAGAGTTAAGACACAGATGTATATGGCTGCTGAAAAATTATCAATATCAAATGAAAAATTAAATAAGTCTACTAAAGAAATTAATAATTCTACTGAAAATCTATCTAAAACAACTTCTACTAAAATGATACCTAGTTGGGCTAAGTTATTAGCTATACTATATGTAGTCCAGAGAGTTATAAAAAGTGTATATTCATCTTATGCAGAAGCCATAGATGCTGAAACCAAACTATCAGGTGTGTTGAAAGCCACTGGTTATACCGCTGGATACACCACTGATCAATTAAAATTATATGCTTCTGAATTACAAGGACTTACCACATATGGTGATGATGTAATTACTAACACTATGGCAGTATTAGCCTCTTTTAGAAACATCAGAGGTGATGTGTTTAAGGATGCTACAGAAAGTATTTTGGACATGGCTACTGTTATGGGTACTGATGCTGCTTCCGCTGCTCTACAATTAGGTAAGGCATTGAATGATCCTATAGATGGTATATCTGCTCTTACAAGAGTAGGTGTGTCTTTTACTGATGAGCAAAAGAAACAAATAGAGAATTTTATCAAGATGGGTGATGTTGCCTCCGCACAACAAATTATATTAAAAGAAATACAAAAAGAATTTGGTGGTGTAGCCAAAGAGATGGCTAAAACTGATGTTGGTAAAATAAAACAGATGGCTAATGTCTGGGATGATTTGAAAGAAAAGGTTGGTAAGTTTGTTGTTACACTAATGGAAAAATGGGGTCCAATGATTACTTGGATGATGGAAGGATTGTCTTGGTTAGCAGATGGTATAAATAAAATATTTGGATTTGAGATGGCTACAAACTTGAAAGATGCTCAAAAACAACTAGAAGAATATACCATTGATGTAGTAAAACTAAAAAACACACTTAAAAGTATGGAAGATGCTATGGGATATGGCATATACACTAATCCATCAACAGGTGCTCCTCAACTTGCTGCTAAAATAGAAGACTATGAGGAAAGAATATCTAAAATAAAAGACTATATTTCTAAACTGGACGCAGAACAGACTGGTATAGAATTAGGTAAACAAACACCATATTCAGTAGATACTTCTGCTGATGCTGCTAAGTCTTTGGACAACATTAGACAGATGGAATTAGATATAATAAAATTTCATGAAGGCAACAGATCATATGAATTAGCACAAATAAAAGATTGGTATGATGAACAAACTAAATTATATGCTACTAATGCTTCAGCCTTAAATAAAATTGAAGAGCTTCGCGGGATTAAAGAATATGAGATAAAACAAAAAGGTGTAGAGGATGAAAAAGCATTACAAGCAGAGATATTTAATATTAAATCTGGTGGCAAAGATGCTGAATTAGCTGAACTTACTAAAACATATACAGAACAACTAGAACTATACAAAGGACATGAAGAGGCATTACTAAAAGTAAAAGAACTATACAAACTAAAGAAAGAAAAGATATTAGTAGATAACTTCATGGATGAATATGATAAGGCAGTAGAATTTAACAATAGAGTAAGAGAAATAGAAGTAGAAACTCTCAGACTAAAAGGTGATGATAGATCAGCTGACTTAGTAGAACTACAAGCATGGTATGATGAACAACTAGATATGTTGAAAGGTAATAAGGAAGCAGAAGCCAAACTAAGAAAATTATATGATGCTAAAGTAAAAGATACAGAACCATTACAAAAATGGATGAGAGAAGCAGAACAAATGAAGGTTACTGGAGCTGATGTAGCTGAATCTGTTGGTAGTAATATGTCTAGTGCTTTTTCTGGTATATTAGATGGAACAACAAGTCTAAAAGAAGGTTTTAGAGGCATGGCTACCTCTATATTAAAAGACTTATCAGCTATGATAATTAAGATGTTGGTATATAAAGCTATAGTAACAAGTTTACAATATATGGGATATGCTGATGGTGGTATTACTCCTCCAGCAAATTCTATGCCTGGTGCTGCTAATGGAAATGTTTTTAGTGGTCCAAAGTCTGGATATCCTGTTATGATGCATGGAAATGAGGCAGTTATACCATTAAAGAATGGCAAAGTACCAGTAGATCTTAATAATAATAGTGGTGGCGCTACTACAGTGATAAACAATATTACAGTAGAAAGCAATGCTAAGTCAGGATCAGCTGAAGCAGAACAACTTGGATCACAAATAAGTAGAATAGTAGAGAACAAAGTATTAGAAGTATTATATAATAATAATAGAGCGCGCGGACCAATTAAAAGAATGAACCAAGGAGCTATATAATGGCAACTTCACTACCAACAACAATACAACCAATTATTGGTATGAGTAGATCATATAAAGGCAGAATTATTGATAATGATTTTGGTAATGGTTACACACAAAGAATAACTGATGGTATAAATGCTCTTCAAAGAGAAATTGGCTTATCATGGATAGGTTCTATAACTAATATAAAAGAACTAACTGACCATTTTGAAGAAAGAGAATATGGAACAAAGAGTTTTACTTGGACTCCACCTAATGAAACTATTAGTAGAAAATGGACTTGTAATGAATGGAGTATAAGTAATAATAGTGATGATATACAGACATTAACAGCTAATTTTGTTATGAGGTATGACCTATAATGAGTAGATATACAAGTCCAGACATAATGAGTGATGCGCAGAATGCTGGTGTAGGTACAATAGTAGAACTTATAGAACTATACACATCTTCTTGTGGTGATACTGATGGTCCATATTATTTATGTAATAATACTACAACATCAGGAACAATAGTTTATTGGGGAGGAATAGCATACAACCCTATAGAATATAAAATGACTGGTTATGGTATGTCTGGTGAAGGATCTTTAGAAAGACCAACAGTTACTATAGGTAATGGTGCAAGAACATTAGCAGCATTAGTAAATGACTATGATGGTTTAGTAGGTGCCACATTAAAAAGAAGAAGAACTATGAGAGAGTATTTGGATGATGGAGCATATCCATCTAATTCTGTTGAAATGGCATCTGAAACTTATTTAATAAACAGTGTAAAAGAATATAACAAATTTAATATAGTGTTTGAATTAACAGCTGAAATAGATAGAGAAGATAAAGTAATACCAAATGCAAAGGCATGGAAGAATTTTTGTCCTTTTATTTATAGGTCATATATAAATGGGGCTTTTAATTATGACAATGTATATGAATGCCCTTACACAACTAGTAGTGGTACTTTCTATAAAAGAGATGGTACTTCAACATCAGATCCATCTGAGGATGTGTGTGGTAAAAGACTATCAGATTGTTTATTAAGGTTTCCTACTGCATCTGGTGCTGGTTCTATAGTACCATTTGGTGGTTTTCCTGGTATGACTTCATTAAGAGTATAAATACTGTCTGGGAGGGCATATGAAAAAGTATTTTGATGATACAATAACACAACAAGCAATATTACATGCTCAAGAATGCTATCCTAATGAAAGTTGTGGCATTATACATAATAATACATACATAAGATGCAATAATGTATCATATGATAAAAGTCATAACTTTAGAATAAGTAATGATGAACTATTTCCATATATAAAAGATAGAAATATACAAGCAATAATTCATTCTCACTGTGATAATAATAGACCATTAGCATCAAAAGATGATATACAAATGCAAACCAACAGTGGTATACCTTGGGGCATAGTAGATCTTGTAAATAGAAGTGTTAGAAATGTGTTTTTTTGGGGCGACCAATTACCTATTCAGGACTTATTAGGACGCCCTTTTATTTATGGAGTCTATGACTGCTTTGGTTTAGTAAGAGACTACTATAGGATGCATGGTAAAACCATACCTAATTATCCAAGAGAATGGAATTGGTGGTCTCCTGATGAAAATGGTGTATGTGGTAATGATATAATGGACCATTTAGAAGATGGTGGTTTTAGTATTATTTCAGTATCTGAATTAAAACCAGGTGATGTTATTATAGGCAAAGTTCAGTTTGATACACCTAATCATTGTGGAATATATCTTGGTAGTACAGTTATGCATCATTGGTGTATGAGAGGTAGTCTATCCTGTGAAATACCATACAATACAATTAGTAAATATATAATACATGGAGCAAGATATAATGAAAAAGTCTAAACTACATCTTTATGGACCATTAGCAGATAAATTTGGTAAAGAGTTTGAATTTGAAGCCGAGAGTTTAACTGACTGTATAGGTATGCTACAAGTAATTTTTAACCCGGCAGAAGTAAAAAAAGAGTTTGCTAAATACTCATTTGGAGTAGTTAGAGGCAAAACAGGTAATAAAGACATAGAAGAACAACTAACATATAATACAATATCATTAAAATATGGTGAAGATAATGACTATCATTTAATACCAATAATAGAAGGTGCTGATGCCAAAGGTTGGATACAAACAATACTTGGTATAGTATTAATAGTAGTAGGTGCTATTTATGACAATCTATATATGGTACAACTTGGTATAGCAATGGCTTTTGGTGGAGTAGCACAACTATTAGCACCATCTCCTAATTTAACAGATTATGATGATAATAATTCAAATATAAATAAACCATCTTATGTATTTCAAGGGGCAATAAATGTTACTGAACAAGGAGCTACAATTCCTTTATGTTATGGTAAATTTATATGTGGTTCAATAGTAATAGCAAGTGAATTAGAAACAGAGCACATACCATCTGGTGAATATCCAGGAGAAGGATATGATGGTGAAGGTGATGGTACTCATTATGCCCAACCTAGACGGTAAACAAGGGGAAGAGAAAGTAATGACTGAAAATTATACATTTATGGTAGATGATATACAAAATATTCATGGTTCTGGTGGTGGTAAAGGAGCTGGTAGTGGTTCTGATACACCTACAGAAGTTCCTGATAATTTAGTATCTAATTCTATAGCCACTGTTATAGATCTTGTTTCAGAAGGACAGATAGAAGGACTTGTTACAGATGAAGATAGTATTTATTTTGATGAAATACCTTTATATGACTATGATGCAGATGTATATAATTTTGAAGGAGTATCAATAGCCACTATTAATGGTTCAGAATATTCTACTCAACAATATATACCTGGTATAACAGATGAAACTCCTACTGAATACACTATAGCTGGAAATCAAAAAGTTACAGCCAGTGGTGGTGCTCCTTCTCCACAAAATATCAATATTACTACAGATGATTTAAGAGTAAGTTTATATGTTACTACTTTTAGATTAGTAAGTAATACTACTGGTGATATTAAAAATACTACTGCTTCATGCAAAGTACAAATAAAACCAGATGGTGGTGCATGGCAAGATGCAGCAACTGTTATATTTACTGGTAAAAGATCAAGTGGTGCTTATGTAAAGTCAGTTAGAATTAATGACATATCAAGGTTTGGCACTGGCCCTTGGCAAGTTCAGGTTGTTAGAATATCAGGAGATTCAAATAGTTCTTATTTACAAGATGATACATTTTGGTTATCTTATACAGAAATAATTAATAGAAAATTAAATTATCCTAATAAAGCTTTAATAGGTTTTAAGGCATCTGCTCGTGAATTTGGTTCTAAAATACCATCCAGAGCATATAAAATAAAAGGTATTAAAGTACCTATTCCTGTTGGGTATAATCCTGCAGCAGGTACTTATAGTGATCCTTGGGATGGTTCTATGGCAGCTGCAGCATATACCAATAACCCTGCCTGGATACTTTATGATTTATGCACAAACAGAAGATATGGTCTTGGTATAGAATTATCTGCTACAGCAAAGGCTGAATTATATAATATATCAAAATATAATGATGCACTAATAGATGATGGTTTTGGTGGAACAGAAAGAAGATTTACATTTAATTATCAATTTACCAGTTCTATGAAGGCATTAGAGGCATTATCAAATGTTGCATCTATGTGTAGAACTATGGTTTATTATGATGGTACTTCTATAAGATTTTCACAAGATAGACCATCTACTCCAGTACAACTAGTCACATCATCAAATGTAATAGGTGGTTTATTTAACTATACTACTACAAAATTAGAAGATAGACATAATGTAGTGAGAGTAACCTGGTTTGATATTGATAACTTATGTAAGCAAACTGTAGAAGTTATAGAGGATGCTGCTGGTATAGCCAGGTATAATGATATAAAAATAAAAGATGTAGTAGCAATAGGATGTACCAGTAGAGGACAGGCTTATAGATATGGTAAATGGATATTAGATACAGAACTAAACCAAACAGATTTTATATCATATAAAACATCTTTAGACCACCTAATGGTTACTCCTGGAGATATAATTGAAGTATTTGATGCACATTATGCTGGAACAACTGCACAAGAAGGTAGATTAGTAAGTGCTACTACTAGTGGTGTTGTATTAGATGATGATTTAGATATGCAGGCTGGTCATACATATTATATTGATATAGTTACATCTAGTGGTACATTGGTATTAAATAATGAAATAATTAATACTACTACTAATACTACTAATTTAACTTTTACTTCTAGTATATCAGCAGATGAAGTTCCACAAACAAATAGTATTTTTGTTATTACAGATGTAGATACACTTTCTCCACGCCAATTTAAAGTATTAAGTATAAAAGAAGTTGAAAAATATCAATTTGAAGTAATGGCAGTAGAACATGATCCTAATAAATTTGATGAAGTAGAAGATGGTTTTCAATTTGATGAGCCTATCTACACAAATATACCAAGTGGTGGACTACAGCCTCCTTCTAATTTAGCAGTAGAAGAATATTCATATATGGATGGTGGTACAGGTGAATTAAAGTTTGGTGTATTACTAGACTGGACACATTCTCCTGATACAAGGACTTTATATTATGAAATACAATGGGCTGACTCTACTACATTTAGTGGAGCCTGGAATAAAGTTCAAAACTATATAGCTGAAGATAGTTATTTATTACAACCATTAGAAGCTGGTATTTATGATTTTAGAATAAGATCAGTCAGTGCCACTATAAAAAGTGTTTGGGATAATTATGCTGACTTTATAGTAATAGCAACTAATAGTGGTATAGGTTCACCTACTAATTTAAGGCTTTTGAATGGTATTGGAACAACATATTCTGGTTTATCACCAATGATTGCCTGGGATATACCAACAACAACAAATAATTATCATTATGATATTAGTGTTAGTGGGTCATTATCAGAATACAGAGTAGAAGTATATAGGACTGTAGATGATGAATTATTAAGAAGAGAACATGTAAAAAGCAATAAAAACCAATCAAATTATTATACTTATTGGTATGAATATAATATTGATGATAACTATAAATTAGATGGTGGTTTAGCAGATCCTGAAGTTACATTCAAAGTATATGCTATTGATATATTTAATAATTTATCTGATCCTGCTACTTTAGCAGTAGTTCCTTATGAGGTTCCTGATATCACTGGACTACAAACATCAAATGGTTCTACTACTACATTTAGTGGTTCTGATATAAATATTGTATGGAATTCATTAAGTTCTATACCATCATTTAAGGATTATAGAGTGGTTGTGTATGATACTGATGATACACTTTTAAGAACAGAATATGTTACTGATAATAATTATATTTATACTTATGGTAAAAACCAAGAAGACCATGCAACTACATCAGGTATAGCACAGAGAAGTATAAAGTTTAAGTTAAGATGCAGAAATAGATATAATTCATTATCTCAAAATGATGCAACTATTACTGTATCTAATCCTGTGCCTAATATGGCTGGATTAACACCTACACTTACACCTATATTAAAAGGTATGAAAATAGGATGGAATAATATAAGACCATTAGATAATGATGGTTTATATTTTAAGGTTTATTTTGATACCAATGCTACACCTACAACAGAAATAGCACAGGTTGGGTGGGAAAACACATCATGGTATGATCATAATTTAGATACAGATGCAATATATTATGCAAGAATAGAACCATATGATGGTTTTGGTGTTGGTAATATATCAAATGCATCTGATGGAGCTACTCCACTTAAAATAGAAGCCATAGACATAGATGCTGAATTATCAAGTAGTATAGTAATAAGTGATAGTGAAGGAACTATATCAGGAACATTAGCACAATTATATGACAAAATTAAAACTTCTGGTGGTCCCTCTTATGATTTTACAAGCTCATCTGGGTATATCAATTATGATGTAGGCATAGAATATTTTATTGATAGGATGTCTATATGGACCAGCGGGGCTGCAAAAACATATGTATCTTATGAAAGAAATGATGGTGTTTGGCACTGGTTAAAGGCAGAGGCTGACCACACATTAGATGCTAATGATAAACTAGTAGCTGCTTCAGACCAGTCAGATGCTCAAACTAATTACTGGACTTTAAGTGCTGGTATAAATTCTGCTATATTTCCACAAGGAATAATAGCAAGAAACCTTAGATTATACATATATGATAGTAATGTACAGGTATATGAATTAGTATTTGGTAGAGAGGTGATAGCAGAGTTTGTGGTGGCTGAACAACTATCTGCCATATCTGCTGACTTAGGTGCAATTCAGGCAGGAACTATACAAAGTGAAGACTGGGATGCATCAAATGGAACTTTTATTGACTTATCTGAAGATGGATATATTAAACTAGGTGGTAATGATAATCCTAAGCTTTACTGGAATGGGTCTACTAATAATTTAAGTATAGCTGCTAAAGTTACTTTTGAAAGTTCATCTACTGGATATACTAATATAAGTGATAAACCAACAAGTTTATCTGGTATAAATAGTGCTGAAGGATCAAAATTAACAGGTATAGAGGCTGGTGCAACAGTAGGTGCTAATTGGTTATCAAATTTATCAAATATACCATCATTTGGTGATATGGCATTAGAAGATTTAGTAGAAAGTTCTAAATTAGGAACAACAATAATAGATGGTGGTTATATTAAAACTTCATTGTTGGATGTAGATAATATTATAGCAACTGGAAGTATAATAGTTATAGGAGATGGTACAAGTAGTCTTATTGATGATGCTGGTCTTGGAACAACGGCTTCATGGACTAATGTATCTGGAACTGGAAAACCCTCTGATTATGCTGATGTTTCTCCTGCTTTACCTTCAGATTCAAGATGTTTTGTTTATTGGTCTTTTGATGATGGGTCAGGAGCTGTTGCAGTTGATAATGTTGGAAACAATAAACCTTTAATCTTAACTGGTAGTCCAACATGGATAACTGGTATATCAGGCAAAGCTATTAATTTTAATGGTGTTGGGAAATATGGAACACTTACCACTCCTATACCTGGTAATTTTTATATGTGTTTCTGGTATAAGAGAACTTCTAGTGGAGCTACTGATTTCAGAACAATAGCTGGAAATTCAACCGCCAATGTTCATCATGTTATCATTAATACTCCTGGAACTACTACACTTGGAGTCTGGGATGGTTCAGGACATTGGTTTGATTATTCAATTCCTGATGATAATGCCTTTCATTTTTATACCATAGGTTTTGTCTCAGCTACATCAGCAGACCTTTATGTTGATGGTGTCTATGTGGATACTGTCACCCATTCATTAAGTACAGATATTTTCAGTGGATATCCGGTAGATATGATAGGAAATGGATATGGTGGAAACTATCATGCAGGCAACTTAGATGAAATTAGGTTTTATACAACACTTACAGCATCAGAAATTAAATCCCTTTACCTTAATCCTTCTGGCAATAAAAGCCAGACAGTGAATATGGATTCAATAACCAATGGCTCTTATGGTAAAGTATTATTAACAGATATATCTGCTGGACATATAGTATTATCATCAACAATTGGTGATGCTGATGATGTTGATGAGGGAACTACTAATTTTTATGCCAAACAACTTCCTTCTGATGCAAATCTTGTTGCCTACTGGTCTTTTGATGATGGGTCAGGAGCTGTTGCAGTTGACAATTCTGGTAGAGGTCATGATGCTACATTAGTAAATACTCCTACATGGGTACAAGGTATTGTGTCAGGTAAGTCCATTGATTTCGAGCATGATTCAGATCAATACGCTACCGTTGCTAACCATGCAGATATAAATTTTGAACGAACCAGTCCTTTCAGTATAAGCACCTGGGTTAATTTGGAAACTACATCAACACTACATCCAATATTTTCTAAAGGAGGCGGTGTTGCAAAAGGATACACACTTTATATATCTATAAGTGGTTTTATTTATTTTTCATTAGTTAGCACAACAGGAACAAATGTATTGTCTATACATTCTTCTGGGGCACTAAATGCATCGACACTATATCATATAGTTGCTACATATGATGGCAGCAGTGATGTATCAGGAGTTACATTGTATGTTAATGGAGTAGAATTTGCAAAAAGTGCAACTTATACAAATACACTGACAGCCTCCATTACTAATACAAGCACTGCTTATATTGGAAAATTAAGTACTAGTTATTTTGATGGTATAGAAGATGAATTAAGAATATACAACAAAGAATTAACAGCTGATGAAGTAAAAGCCTTATATCTTAATCCTTCTGGCAATAAAAGCCAGACTGTTAATATGGACTCTATTACTAATGGATCTTATGCTAAAGTTTTAAGTACTACTATTGATGCTGGATACATAACATTATTAAGAACAAGTGATACAGATAATCAAAGATTAGAAATAACAGCATCTGGAGTATCATTATATGGTAATAATGTTAAAGTTATAGATATAAATAGTAGTGGTCAGGGATCAATAAATTTATTAGCAGGTTCAGATATCACATTAGTTGGTCATGATTCAAATTATGCTAAAATAGTTTTTGATGGAACTTCATATAACACTTCTATGTATTCTAATACTGCTGGAACAAGTACATATATTATACCATCAAACACTGGTCTGACATCATTATTTATTGGCACTGTATCTTCTAGGTTTAATGATTTGGATTTATTTGGAGAAGCTACTACTGTTTATGGTTATTATGATGCTGGTGATAGTGCAGATGTATCATGTGTGGGTATTGATGGTGGTACTTCTCGTATTAGCTTTAAAACTACTGGTGGTGGAACATCACATTTAATATGGTTTACTGGTGGTGTAATGTATCCTGTATCGAATAAAGTTATAGATTTGGGAAGATCAGGAAATGCTTTTGATGATATGTATGCAGATGACTTTAATAACGTAGCGGATATACCTTTTCTTGATGATAGGGATGACTTGGCTTACATAATGCAGATGGAAGGTTCAGGGAAATATGACGAACGCACTGGACTTGAAATTATCAATGATGACAAACTTCCTGACTTTGTAAAAGCAGTCTCAAAGAATGGTAAAAAAGAAATACTTTATGATCCAGATGGTAAGCCTTATTTCTCAATGAAAGCCATGTTTGGATGGCATAATGGAGCAATTAGGCAGTTGAATAAAAAAGTTATAGAATTAGAAAAACAACTAAAAGGATAATATATGAAAACACTAATTATGTCAATTATTATATTTATTACAACTACTTGTAGTGTTTTTGCAGATGATTATACTTGGTTAAAAGATAATAGTATTTATTCTATTACACAAACTTATAAATTTGATAAAGTAGATAAATATCTTTATACCTCATTTACTACTTTTCAAGTAACTGATTTATTACAAACAAATTATATTTTTGAACATCCAGAAAAATACAGAGAAAGGTTTCCACTAGCAAGATGGGCAGAAAGACAGGCTGGTGATGCGGGGGTTGTCAGCTGCTTTATAATAGGAAACATAGCAACATATAAAGTAGCAAAACATTTAAAACCAGTTCCTAGAAAGATATTATTTATAGCAGTAAATGGTATTGAAATGTATTCATCATACCATAATTATAACCACGGTGTTAATTTTTCTTATAGTTTAAGTTTTTAATGAGGGGGAGTAATAAATGGAAGAGATTAAAATAACAATAGATGAGATAATAAAAGAGCAGTTTTATACAAGTACAATTGCTAAAAGAGATACCTTGATAATAAATTTATACCAAGAATTAGAAAAGACCAAAAAAGAATTATCTGAACTTAAGAAAAGTAATAACTAATAGGAGTATACTATGGCAGCAATATATGCATCATATTTAGATACCAATACATTTACTATATCAGGAACAGAAGATTGGACTACTGATTTTCATTCTGGTCGGCGAGTAAAATGTGACTGTGGTATTAATGGATATAAATATGGAACTATAAGTGGTTCCTCTTATTCAACTAATACTACTGTTGTTATTTATCCAGATAGTGGTAATGAACTTACATCTAATTTGACCGAGGTATGGTTTGGTATAGTAGGTAATACTAACGGATCATTACCTAATCATACACACTTATCTGATGATGGTATGGGGTCAACCCTTACTGAAGCCAGTATAAGTAATCTTGACAAGTATACAAAAGCAGAGGTTAATGCTTTAATAGCAGCTGCTTCTGGAACTACTAACCATTCACTACTTACTAACTTAGGTTACTCAAGTTCAGGACATACTGGATTTCAGCCTGCCGGAAATTATATTACTGATACAGAAATGACTACAATAAGTGGTGATATAGTTGCTAAAATACCATCTCTTACAGGATATGCCACAGAGAGTTGGACTAATACTAACTTCATAGATAATACAGAGATGACTACTATTTCTGGTGATATAACATCTAAAATACCAAGTCTTACTGGTTATGCTACAGAACTATATGTATCAACAGTAAGTGGATCATTACAAACAAACATTAATGGAAAAGCAGATACAGTTCATACTCATGATGATAGATACTACACCGAGGCAGAAATAACCACAATCAGTGGGGATATTGTAGCAAAGATACCATCATTGACTGGATATGCTACAGAGAGTTATGTTTCTACTAACTATATTGACAATACTGAAATGACTACAATTTCAGGGGACATTGTAAATAAAATACCGTCTCTCACTGGTTATGCCACACAAACATATGTATCAGATAACTACATAAGTAATACTGAAATGACTACTATTAGTGGTGATATAGTATCTCAAATACCCGCCGCCTACACAAATGAAATGGCACAAGATGCTGTTGGAACTATAATGTCTGGTACTGGGTCTGTTACAGTAACATATAATGATTTTGATAATACTATAACTATTAGTGGTTCAGATATTGGTGGTATATCGTCTATAGTAGAGGATACTACTCCTG